TTACTCACATTCAGTTAAATATTTGTCTTCGATCCATTGGTCAGAGTCTTTGTAATTTACACGACTCCAGCCGTCTTTTTTCTCATAGACTCTTACTCTTGTGCCAGCAGCGACAAACTCTTTATCTTCGCTATCTAGTGAAGGTTGGCTTTCTAAGTAGTAATCAATGCTTACTGTTGCTTCATAGTATGCTTGGTCACGTTTTGGCAACTCAACATCTTCATCCAGGATAGATTTTTCAACTACTTCAGCAGCTGGAATTTCTCCAATTTGTACTTCACCGTTTCTTAGTTTCTTAATTCTATCAATAAAGTAAGCTTTACAGTTTTGAGTTCCAGCGCCATAGTAAGCACCACCATTCGCATGTAATTCCATTGAACGGTGTGGGCAAGCTGTAGGGCTAAACTCGTGGTGTAATCTTACAGTATCTTCATTTACTGGCAATCCATAAGACTCTAATAACTCACCAGCAATCATAAGCGCTGCATCTTCGTTAGCGATGAAATCTTCATCAGATGCACTCATTGATTGACAAGCTTCAATTCCAATATAATTGGCGTTACCTTCATACGTTGCTGTGTGCCATTCCTGGTAGTTTACTGGTTGGAATACAAATACATCGTTACGGTCTACGTAATAAGCAGCAAACCCATTCGCAAGAGTTCCATTATTTACTCTATCACGTAAAAAGCCTTCGTATTGGCGGGCGCTGTTACCACCCGCATCATTATGTATTACTACAATTTGTTTAAAATAAAACGCTACTTTTATTTTTATGGTTATTTCCATACACTCTCATTACAAGACGTGTTCAGACTATATGTTATCCTTATTAGTTAAATAAGGTAGAAATTTTTCTTCCGCCAATAGCTTGCGGCTTTACTCTTTCGCAAAAAGATAGTCGTTGAACGTTTCCCTTATCTATAATAGACTTAGGGCTTTCGCTGCTAAACAAAGCAATTTCATATATTTTTAAACATTCACGCTTACCATTTCTAGTTACGTTGTAGTTATATGAACTCTAAGCTTCTTCTAAGCAATTAACCTCTAGCGTTAAATGATCACTCATTTAACGGAGCTTCTAGCAATTCCCATTTATAACCTTTGCAATGTTTTCTTTTACCTCTTACAGCATCAGAAATATGGTTCCCATAACCTTGTCTTTTAGCTTCTGACATAGATGGAAATATAATTACTTCGCCAGTAATTATATGTGTCCCCTTTACTCGTTTAGATTTTTTCCCATTAGTTGTTTTTGCTATTTGTCTTAATTTTCTTGTTCCATAATTGTTGTTTTCTATAGGTGTTAAAAATTCAAGATTATTTAAGCTGTTGTTTGTTTTATCTTCATCTATATGGTTTATTTCATAACCTAAAGGCTTTTTACCTTTAAAAGTTTCCATTACAAGTACGTGAACATATTTACATTTTCTTTTTCCATCCTTGTATAGTGATACTTGTTGATAACCAAAAGCCACTGTGTTTGGTTTTAAAATTATTTCTGGTTTTTTATAAAGCTTACCAGTTAAGTTATTAGGTATCATTCTTTCTTTAGCTTTAATTAAACCAGTATCACTAACCATATACCTATCTTCATAATCTTTTATCGGTTTCCATTGCATTGTGATTTTCTCCTATATCATTATATAGGTATATTATATCATAGAAATTACTATTGTTCTACTCCACGTATTGAGTTTTTAGGGGGCGCAAAGTAAATCCCTTGTTGAAAGTATGTGCTGTAAATATCTGCCATGTTATTATCTCCTTTGATTATAAATTATTGTTTTGGTTTTTCGTAAGTTAGCGCTTGTTCGCTATCACTGAAACCTTGTGTTGTAGGATCGTTAACTATCCCTAACAATCCAAGTAATAAAAAAACAGCATCGATAACATTATTAATGTTGGTGCTGAATAATTCTGTATTTAGGTTATAACCAAACAATACAGATACTTGCTTAACTAATAACAATAGACCTGCTATAAATGCTATTACAAAGCGTTTATTCTTAAATCTGACTTTCCAGTTTATCATACATTTCACCTCCTTTCATTAGTTTGCAGGCCATAGGTCGCTTGTTAAGTAAGATATTGAACTCACTCTGATATCTCCAATATCTCGGTCTGTTGGTACTGGGTCAGTAAATTGGAAACGTAACATGTTCCCGTCTCCCACTCCACCTAAATACCAAGTACCATAAGGCGTTCCCTTATCATTGTATATCCCACCAATAAGTGACGCTTCAGAACGGAAACCTTGAGGTATACCGCTCAAACCTAAAATAAAGCAATTTCTCTCACGGTCTGACGGTTGAACTTGATAACCTGCTCCGCCTCTTCTAACGATTCCAAACCAGCCCCAAGAAAGTCCGCCAAATTGATAAGACACAACATTATTCACACGTCTTATTTTGACATAAGAACCTCCTAATTTTGAAACAGAAGGAAGTATTTTCCAGCCTGTATCTCCAATTAGAACGTCCCAACCAACGTTACCTGTACCTGATTTTTTAATCCATTTCAAAGCTCCGTTAGTTACTGCTTCGTCTACATAAGTTGTCCCTACTGGTGCTGTAACTACACCATTTGGCATTCCTCGTCCGTGTATTTCCCACTGTTTCGCTTCCAGAACTTTTAATCGCTTATCAAGTTCGGTTGTGTTCCCACCGTTACCTGTGTCAGCTGGTAAGTAATCACTAATAGTCTTATTAGTGATAAACTTAATATTGTCACCTTCTCCAAACTCAAAGTCTGGTTCATAAGAATCAGGTAATGAACTTCCGACCGTGTATAACAACGTTTCAAATTTTGCTGTTTTTCCATTGCCTGTAACAACTAAATGATTGTTGTAATTATCAGTATATAATCGACCAAAATTCTCACTTCGTAAATGCTCGTTAGTATTTCTGAAATAATCCTCAACTCTACTTATACCACTTGATTTAAATGGTGATTCAAATTTAGTATAAGTTTGAGTATTAAGAATTAGTAAATCACTTTTTAATAATCCAATATCATTTTTAGTAGCAAAATCACTCGTATCAACATTCCCACTTGGTCTATTCTCAAGAGTTGTAAGTCTACTCTTAATATCAGTGTCGTTATATGGCTGTGGTAACTCTGACTTTTTAGCATATTTCTCATGCTCTTCTTCATCTAAGAAAGCTTTTCTAAGTTGTTCTTTAGTAACTAAGTTCGAAGTGTCAACTGTTGGTTGACTACCACTTATTGCTTTGACTTCTTCTTTTAATTCGTTTTTTGTAACATAATCTTTAAGTGATTGATGTTCTGTTAAATAATGCTTATCTTCTAATTGTGCGTTTGTCACAAAATTACTAGTATCGATGTTAGCTGTAACCGGTCTATCTTCAAGTTCTTTAAGTTTTCGCTTAATTTCAGAATCATCGTAACTTGGTCTAGCTTCTAATTGTGTAACCTTAGCTGCAACATTATCAACAGCTTCTTTTGTAGCTAGTTTGCTAATATCCTGATGTTCAGTTAAATAACCCTTATCATTCAACTGGGTTTCAGTAACATAGTTAGTTAAAGACTGATGTTCAGTTAAATATCCCTTTTCCTCAACTTTTTCAACTGCTTTATTTACAATTGTTTCCGCATTCGGTATTTCAGTCTTCAAAGCATAATCTGATAAATGTTCACTTGATACAAAATCAGATACGTTAGGGATATCTCCTTTTAAAGCATACTTTTCATTTGCTTGAGCTTCGGTTAAGAATTTACTACCTTTTTCAATCTCCTTAATGGCGTTATCAAAATCTTCTTTTGTCAAAACGTCCACTCTATCAACAATTAGTCCATGTGCATAGAAACGCTCTTTTAATGGTAATTGTTTAGCTTTGTCAATTTCCGAAACTCTGACATTGAATTTAAACCTAAATATATCAGCATCTCTAATTTCTTCATTTACATAGATGAAACAAATTACTTTTTCGTTTTGAGTGATTAAACTAGTATCAAACTTAATTTTAGCTTTGTTATCTTCAACAACCGCTTCAGTCTTCCAATATGCTCCAGTCTTTACAAACTTGAATAATGCTATTAAGTTCTTGCCAGCTAATTGCTCGTTAGCAATCTCAAACTCAAAAAGCCCATTGTTTCTATCGTGTGAATAAAGTTCTGAATATGTTTCTTCTACTTCCCTAGTTTTAGTTGTGTTTTCTATAGTGAATTTAATTATTTTTTCCATTGCTTCACTCCTCATCAAATTGATCTTTTATTTTTTCCAATCGTTTTTTCAAACCTTTTGGAAATGGTACACCAATTTCAGATAAGTTCTCAATTAGTGACAATCCATAAGTTGCTATAAAGAAGAAAATAAACGTTGCTGCTACTTCTTCAAAACCTATGAAATTTAAGTAAGGATAAACCGTTACACCTAGCACAAGTACTGCTAGATGTTCGATTAATCCCCTTCTCCCAATTGTTGAATTTAAAGTTTTTGTCACCCAAGCTTTTATCATCCCAGTTAATATATCTAGTACTATTACTCCCGCAAATGCATGTATATAAGCATCGTTAAATAGTTCACAATATTGGTTAACTAATTCGGTTAATGTAATGTGCATCTTTTTTAAAAAAACCGCCTTTCTATAAAATTTAATTGTTCTTACATATTAATCAATCACCGCATGGCCATCACCACCCTAGAAATTTATTAGTTGTTTATTTACCTTCTAATAGTTTTTCAAGCCGTTCTAACCTTGCTTTTAATTCTTTATTTTCAGCAGCCAACTCTTGTACTGCTTTTGTAGTTATATGTAACAACCTAAAGTCATCAATTGTTAACGTATTGACATTCTCACCTACTAAGTCAGCTTGTATTTTTTCTACTTCTTGTGCAATAAGCCCGATATTAGTATGTGGCTTAGTATATCCGAACTTGTCTGGTTTCCAATCGAAAGACTTAAATTTAAGCTTGTTAACGACTTCTAAGGCGTTATGTTCACAATCTTTAATATTTTCTTTTAATCGTTTATCAGAGTCAGCCCTACCAACTGCAACGGCGTAATCAGCTTGGGTTCCCGTTCCATCGTTTACCCAGAAATGTGTGCCACCTCGACCAGTTTTTAAACCAATCCAAGAGATACGATTTAAAGTTTTTGTGGTATCATGTCTACCATTACCACCAATGGCCCGTACTGGTGTATCACCATATCTATTAGTCATTACAGCTGTTCCAAGTACCGCTGTTAGCTTACCAGTTCCAGGGAATACACTTGCACGGAAACCGCCTTGTATTTCTCCAAACACTGAAAGCCCTACTTCAGCGGGTGTATATAACGGTTTATTAGGGTTCGTTACATCATCAACCCTATAAATGTTTAAACCTTGGTTAAGCCCATCACCTTCAGAACCTCTGAACTGCATACCATAGCCAGCATTTTCACCCCACTTATGTGGCGCACTAATTCTAAGGTTAGCACCTTGACTGTCTAAAATACCAGTTTCTCCAACAATAAACTTACTACCAGTAAATGTCTTACCATGGATATCATCAGCGATCATAGTTCCCTTGATTTTAACTAGTCCTTCGTCTTGGCCTTCAGCATTCTTTTCAACACTTAAATTAATAGCACTTACTACCTCGTTTTTCTTAACAGTTAAGTCAATGCTATCTTTTAATTGATTGATACTACTTTCAAGGCGTTCTTTTACCAGGTCTAAGTCTTCTGGCGCTGGAGTCCATGGCGTTGCTATTGGCCCTTTCTCTAATTTAGGAAATCTAATATATACCTTGTCACCTTCTTCACAAGTTCCTTGCATTCCATCTAAATAGAACGTAATATCACGTTCAAACTTATTAATGAATGTATGTGAAAAACGTTGCCATTGTGGAGTTATTTCAAACGTTCCCTCTTTAACCCCTCCAGTACCTTGGCCCATTCTTGTGAATGTAATATCTTTACTTGCTTTAATATCAACACTCCAAGTTAATTGAGTATCTTGGTATTCAGTTTGTAAGAAGTCCATTAGCAAACAATAAACTCCTTCACTATCATCAACATTATGTTTAGTGAATACTAGTGAACCATTCTGAACAGCCATTTGCCAGTTACTCATAACTCCATGTACATTAGTTAGTTCAGATGTATTTTTAAGCAAGTTACGACCACCGTTTATAACTTGTTCTCTGAACTCTCCGATTGTTGAATTAAAGTTTTCCATTGTATGATCAAACGTTTTGTATTTCTCCAGGATGTCAGTAATTTCTACTATATCTGGTTTGTCGTCTAATCTTTCTCTAGTTAAGTTACTAATACCATTACATGTAGTAAGTACCACTATTTCTATTGGTTCACCGTTCTGTACTCCATCTGGGATGGCAAGCGCTGGTATGTGGCCATCTTCACTTATACTAACTTCTTCAAATTCGCTCCAATCTGTACGATCAGCGCCCTTGTATTTCATTCTTGATACAAAGCCTTCAGTTAGTTGTACATTGTCGTAAAATACATCTAAATAAGCTTTAACGCCAGTTGTCTTTTTATTTACATACTTACCTTCAAAGCGAACGTTAGTAGTTAACGTATGAGCTTTTAAGTCTTCTAAACAAGGTTGCCATGGTGTTACGTCTTCACCTTTTTCAATTTTCAAGCAATTCAAGTAATAATCAACAGCTTGGTCTTGTTTGTTGTAAATAGCGAATATACAGCTATCAAAATCATATTCAGCCGTGAATGTTGTTGCTACTCGTTGACTAATTCCTGGTAAACCAATTGTCATAGTTTGCTCTTGTTGGCCAACAATTTCATTGTTTTTATATAAAAATAGTTTTATCTCTATTTCAATATCATTTTCAGTATTTTTTAACATATCCATAGAAACTGTATATTTATCATCTTTTTTAACACTAAATTTAAACTGATCACTTACCAACCCACGAAATGTATCAGTTGGAGTTCCAACGATTTGAATACCATCACCGAAATTATCTATACTTTTTACAAAATTCAATTCCAAACCATTATTAATGGCGTTTGTACTCCAGTGTAATAGCTTATGTTCAAAGTTTGAATTAGGTAAATAATTCAAGTTTGTTGTTGCTTCTGGTCTTAAGTCCTCCACATTTGGCATCCAAGTTTTCGGCACTGTATTTCCATAAGCCATATAAGGTTCAGCAATCTTAAAGTGACCGTTCTTAGTTGAGAATATAAAAAATAAGTTATCATCTAAAGAGGTAAAGTCGTTTTTAACTTCATATACAAATTCTTTTACCACCCAAGTGTTGCGGGGTGTATTAGCACCTAAGTCAAACCCAGCCATTTGCTTGTTGTTTTTATGTGATTTTAAAGCTAAATGCAAGCCGTTATCCACTGGTACATCATCAAATATGTAAATAGGTAATCTGATCACGATTTTTTCACCGCGCTTAAATTCCTTTTTATCACTTCTAAATGAAATACCTTTCCAAGCGTTTCTAGTTAACCCGTTGTTATTAATTTCAACAGAGTTTTTATCGTTATAATCTTTTTCGTTGATAGTAGGGTTAGCACCATTTAACGTATAAGCGCTACTATCTTTAATTAAGGTATCTTTCAACAAGTTAAAGTTAAATGCTGAAACCCCATCTTCTCCCAATATCCTAGTCCAACTATATTCTTTTGGATCAGATGGCGGGGTTTTCTTGTCACCACTATATATCCCAATATACTTAGAGTTAGAATCGTTATTCATATCGCGACCATCAGCATTATTAGAATACTTTTTATGAATATAAGCATCTTTTCCCTTAAGGCCTTCCATGTTCGGAATACTCTTTTTAACTTCATCAACAATTTCTTGTGTTTTACCTTCAACAATATTCTTGAATGTCTTTTCAACAATCCCTTGCTCCAGGTGAAACTCTCCAGTATCTAAGTCCCAATAACTTTTACCATCAGCCGCTTGTATTCGTCCAGCTTTCAGTATTCCCGCATTGATTAAATCAAGTGTAGCCCCATCACCATCAAGGAATGTTCTCCAGTTCCATTCTCCGTTGGGTTTTTTAGTGTTAGCTATAGCAATCTTACCAGCCCCCATATAAACTACCTTGGTTGGGTTCTGATCTATTGGTTTATCAAAAGAATAATACCCCGCTGGTAATTCATATTTATTATTGGCTTTAAAATCATAGTTATAACCGTCTTCATTTAAAAACTTATCTGATAATCTTTCTCGTATTTGATCCAACCAATATATTGTATCGTTTTGAAAATTCTTAACATCTTTAGCAAGTTCTATAGTCCTGCTAAATGGTGAACTTGTTACTTTGTCACCAATACCAAATTCAGTCAACTTATTATCTGTAAGGTTTCTAACAACCTTGAAAACTCTTGTTTTGTACTTAATTCCTAGTTTAGGGTTATACACTCCAACAGTATCTCCTAAATCTAAATTACCAACATTCCTTACTGTTGCTTTATACTCGACTTGAACTCTACTATTCTTTTTCAACCATTCATAAGCCAAAACAATTAAGCGTTCTGGATCTTCTTCGTCTTGAAATTCAACAATCTTAACCCTTGGTTTAGTTCCTTTTTCAAACCCATAAATTTTAGTAAGGGCTGGTATTTCAAGCATTTCTTCACCAGCTGGCTTATCCACTGGTTTGCCAGCAAACTTTTCCCATACAACATCTTTATAAGTTATTCTTCGACCATAACCACCAGTGGCCTGGCCATCTTCATCCTTTATTTCTTCACCCTTACCACGACCAATTACAGCTGTGTATATAGCACCTTTTGAGTTTTTCTCTTTAACTGTTAACAAGTCTTTACCATGGATGAATACTTTACCATTATCACGCCCCATACGTGTAAATACATCCAGGTATCTAGCTGTAATTTTACCTTTAGTAAATTCCAACCTTGGCGCTATTTCAATTTGTGTTTCTTCCACTAATTTACTTAAAGCTTCTTTTCTTGATAAATAATAGAAATTACCAGAATATAAGCGTTGAACGTTAACAGTCCCTAACTGCCAGCTTGATCCATTTAATATAGTAGTTAAAACCCCAACTAGTTCCTTATTTTGCGGTCTGTAATCTTTAATGTAACCATCGCTTTCCATATCATCAAAAAATTTATGCACTGCTGTAATTTTTACATGTGTTGTACTTTCCTTATCCACTCTATCTATTTTATACAAGTGGAATACATCTTTTTGTTTATAGTCCTTGTGGCCAATAAATACAGCCTTATCGACTAAATCATTATAATTTACTACGACTTCTAACGTGTGAAGTTTATTTAATTCATTCGTTTCTTTTCCTTCCAGAGGATCGACTGCACCTATTAAGTTTTCATTGTTATCAAATAAAAATAATTTTGTCATTAGTATAATCGCTCCTTCGTATGCACTTCTAACAGCTTGCTATTTGTACTAGTAATTACATCACCTTGTTTAACAGTAAAATCAAAGTCACTTTCAACAAAATCTATTAAATCGCTCTTATTAGTAGAATTAAGTTTTAGTATGTAATCAGCATTTAAGTCTATTTCTAACACATCACCCATTACAAACTTGTGGTTTATTACTAATTTCTTAGTAGTGTTTTCATTCTTGATTATTACCTTATCTCCAGTTGATGCTGTTGATGTTTTTATAAGTACTGGTGTACATTCATTAGGGTTTTTAGGTAGTTTAGTAATAGTCACCCTATTAGTACCAGTATCTTTATCAACAGCCTTATACTTGTAAGGATCTAAGCATATGAATGTAATTGTTGCAATAACATTATTGTCAATTTCATCTATATCATCAGCACTTTCAAAAAATGCATTAAAGTAATAATCTGGTTCATCTGTAAACTTAAGTTGTTTAGCTTCTGTTTTGTGCAATAGTAAATTTAATTTATTAAAATTCTCCCTATAATTAGCGCTAGTATTCTTTAATAGGTATTTAATAACTATCGGCCTTGGATCTAATGTATTTGATGTTAAATACTTTCCATCAGCCCCAGGCGTTTTGTTTGATTCTATTTCACGCCCTATTAAAGCGCGTCCCTTAACTGATAGAGTTATAAAACCTGGGATCACATCTTCTAGCGCTTGGCCATTAAATATAGTTTTAAAAGGAGTAGACTGGGTGTCTACTCCTCCTGGTTTTGTAAAATTATACATATTCTCAATTACCTTTCTAAATAGAATATACTTCTTCAAGCTGGATATTTTGCTTGTTAACGCTATTCACATCATCCACGAACTTACCAAATGCATTGTTACCTAATTGAAGGTTTAATTGCATTGGACGTTTAGAAAAGTCGTATTCAGTACGAACTTCACCAGAAATAATATCGTTTCTTGTTACACCAATATTATTTATATCGCTATTTAAGTTAGCTGGTGAAACAGCATAATTGATATTATCAGCCACTTGTGTAGCCAACTTACCAGCATAATTAATAGCTTTTTTCGCTGTGTCTTTCATACCAACAACCATTCCCATTGGCACCCATCGTGTTATCTTAGCAACAACCCTAGATGGTGAATGGATAGCCAAAGCACTTCTAATAGCACTAGCAGCCGCATTAGCGATTGACTGAGCTGTTGCCATTACTGCTCCAGCCCTTGACTGCATACCAGCAATGAAACCATCCATCAGATGGCCACCAGCCGCAACAAATTGGCCATAATAAGACTGTAATGTACTTACTGCTTGGCTTCCCATTTGTTGAACCGTGCTGACTACTGTTGATTGAGCTTGTCTAATTCGGTTTTCCAGCTGACTCATGCTATTATTTGTAACATTATTAATGTTATTAAATGCATTTTGCAATGTTTGTTCCATTTGTGAAGCTGCTTGTTGCACTGTGCTTGAAATAGTGCTAAAGCTTGAACTAATGTTTGAACTGATGCTTGCCATTGTTGAACTAATGTTACTAGCAACAGAACTAAATGTTGAACTTGTTGTTGATTGAACTTGACTGCAACCTTGTTCTACTGCACTAGTTACACCTTGCATAGCGCTCTGAACTTGTGACTGCATATTTTGGAAATTAGATACAACCCCAGTGGCCAGGTTGGCCGTTGCTGTGTTTGCTGTATTCGCAACGTTTTCCCAAGTGGCTTGGTTAGTCATGCTTACGTTATTTAAGCTTGTTTGTGCTGCCATGTCTACTTGTGATAAGTTTGCGCCAACTACTCCAGGCATTAAGCCTGTTTGCATACCAGCAACGCTGTTTATTGCTCCAAATTGTGCGGTTGCATTTGCTGATAATGCATCTAATTGGGCGTTTGAATTAAGTGTCATAGCGCTTAAGTTAGCGTTCACGTTTTCGGCTGCCATCGCTGTATTCGTTGTAGCTGCCGTGTTCACCGCTGCCATATTCATGTTCGCACTATTAGACATTTGCATAAACTGCATATCAGAGTTCATTACCATACCAGTGATATTAGTCAATGCACCCATTGCACCAATACCAGTAAGAGACATCATTGAATTAGAGATACTTGTAAAATGTGCAATAGCACTAGCATCTAAATTAGCAAATGATGCACTCATTCCATCAAGTGAAGCTGATGCGCTAGCGCTTGACTGCGCTATTCTACTTGCTGCACCTTCAGCAGCTGCCGCGGTTCCTTCTCCACTTTCCTGGGCTTTCTGTTTCATTTGATCCATGCTTTCACTGACTTGTTGGCTTGACTCTTTCGACTTAAGCCCAACATATTCAAGGGCTTTTCCTATTTTGTCACCAATCCACTTGAACACATCACCAATGGCCTTAAATACACTATCAACAGCATTTCTAAACCATTCACATTTATTATACAGTGTTACTAGTCCACCAATTATTACAGCTGCAACAATTCCCCAAGGCCCCAGTAAACTCATGAATGCAACCCTTACAGCAGCTAAAACAGTAGTAATAACAGTACCAGCAGCACTTACCACGCTACTAACAGCGCCCCATGCAGCTAAAGCCACTTTACTAGCATTTACAGCGGCTGACAATACTGTCATAGCTGCTTTAACAGTTGTAACAACCGTTACGATAAGTCTAAATGCTCCCGCTGCTGCTAACACTGTTGCTATTAAAGTTCTCAACCATTGGTTATTTTGTAAAGTCTGGTTAAGCCATGATAAAAATGCATTTACAATGCTTAGTACCACGTTTATCACTGGCGCGGCTGCACTTACTAGAGATCCTAGTACAGAAACAACCATGTTGATAGCTTGCATTGCTATCTGTGCAAACGTAACAAATAATTGTTTAATGTTAGTCCAGATTGAGTTCATTAAGTCATGTGTTGTCTGGTTGGTATTGTATAAATGCACGAACGCTGCGACAACAACACCTATTGTTGCAACAACTCCTAACATCGATACACCAACACGGCCAAACACTTCAGAAACAGCTGTTAAGGCTGCTTTTACTCCAAGTCCACCTTCTTCAATTGGTTTTAACCATGAATGAATTAATGTCAGCGCTGGTACGACCGCTAAGGCCACCCCAGCTAATGTAATCATCTTAGCAATTAATTGTGCAACTCCTGGGTTTGTTTGCATCAATGCATTAAACCATTGTAAGAATGCATTAGCAACATTTAAAATTGACATCGCTAACGGTGCCATCCCTTGTGCCAGTAGTGAGAATGTTTTTGCTAAGTTCCCAATCAGCTGACCAACTTTTGGCGCTGCTTCTTCGATGTATTTAACAAAGTTCTTAAATGCTTGGTTCTGACTTAGTTGACTGCTCCACTCTCTGAAACGTCCCATAAGTCGTTCAAACCAACTCATTGCTGTTGCTGCCATTGGCCCGAACGCTGCGAACATTTGAACTAAACCAACAGCTAAATCACGGAAAGCACCCCTAATTTTTGGCATATTCTCATTTACATAATTAGTAAATTGTTTCATACCTTGACTATCAGCAAGTTTAGCACTCCATTCATCAACCCTTTTACTCATGTCTAAGAAACCTTGTGACATACTAGCAGCTAACGGCCCAAACGCAACCACTAAACTCGCTAATGATCGACCAAAGAAACCAACTCCACGCGCAACTTTATCCAGTGTGCTTGCACCATTACTATTTAAGTAATTAAAGAAACGTTCCATTGGCGCGCTATCCATCGACTCATTCAGCGATTTAGATAAATTCTTCATTACTCCAGAAGAGTCCACCATTAAGCCGTTAAGTTTATTCAATACTTTTCTAGCAGCTTGAACTCCATTATTGAACGTTTCAAAGTTATTAGACTCTAATTGGTCTGATAACTTCTTATGATCTTCCTTAAGTCCGTTAACAGAGCCCCTTAAAGCTTCCATCTCTTTAGTTCCTGGGCCTTCACCTTTCATAAAGTCCTTGAACTTTTTCATGTGGCCAACAGCTGTTACTGCGAACGCTCCAATAGCAGCACCCGCAACACCAAACGCACTAGTAAGCCCTAGTAAGCCACCAGTCAATACTCCAGTCATTGCTCCAACGGTTGCTAATGCACCAGTAGCAGCAGCACCAAAAGCCGCGATGGATGGTATTACAGCAATAAATGTACCTTTTAATATATTACCTAAAACAACACCCCAAGATCTGATTGACTCAGCGATGTTGTCTAAATCTCTATAAAAACGCTCGTTTCTTGCTCTTATTTGCAAGAATATTTCTTTTCCAATTTGTCTAGCTTTTAAGTTAGCTATTTCTTTTCTGAATAAAGCCGTTCTGGCTTTAACATTAATGTGGTAGTCCCTTTTTTTTGCTAATAACGCGTTTAACTTAGCTGTAAAGCCTTTTGTATCAGCATGAACAGAAACTTCTATCTTTTTACGCAAACCGCTCTCACTGGCTTTTAATTCAGCCATTTTCTTGCGATATTCGCTAATATCTAATGTGACTGGCTTTTTAATATGATCCTTGCTCCACTGTGTAGCAATAATCTTAATTTCATCAAGTTTACGTTTAGCGCGTGTTATATCAGCATCTATAGGTTTTGTTTCTTCCCTAGATACTTCACGCGCTTTTTCGTTAACTTGGTTCAATTTAGCAATGGCCTTAGTCACGTTAGCATCAACGTCTTTTGTACTTTCTTTTGCTAATTCTTTTGCTTTTTGGTCTACTCGTTCCATTTTTGCCATTGCTCGTTTAACATCAGCATCAATTGGTTTTGTACACTCAAAAGCTGTTTCTTTAATTTTCTTGTCAACTTGTGACATCTTACGTAAGAAACTTGATATATCAGCACTTATCTTAGCATTAAAACGTTCCTGCATAGCGTGTACCCTCCTTCTAAATTCTATTTATCTTGGTAATCTTTAAACCAGTTTCTAAGGGCTTCAGTTTGCTCCTTAGAATATACTTGGCCTTTGTCTTCATTATTCTTCAGAACTTTCTTGCGGGCCTTATCTCCATTAAATAGCTTTTTAGAGGTGATACGTTTTTCATTATTAGCACGCGCATTAAATATAGCAGCGATTGAAAAGCGTTCTAGTTCGTCTACTTCATCCAGGAATGCACCTTTTAAAAAGTTCTGATATTCCCTATTAGTCCATGAATACATCAACTGCACATCATAAACTTTTAAATACCTTGATACACTTTGCTCAAAGTCATCAAAATTTATACTGTTACTCCCAGATCTTTCAGTGACTCCTTGATCATTTGATAAGCTCTCTTGTTGTCTTCCTTCTCCGTTTCCGTCTTCCCTTGAGTATTTAAGATCGTTAAGCCATCTTTCAACTTCGCTGCTTTTCTTCTGAAAAAAGCACTATCATCCAACACACTCATTGCTTCTTTAAATAATTGTAAAGTATCTCCTTCTTCATCAATTCTTTCTTGTAAAGCTTGTTCAATATCTTCACGCTTAAATTTTCGGTTAGGTATATAAGCTGTACCGCAATCCCAGAATTTTACAAGTGCTTCTTCATCGTTTTGGATAATTCCCATAAAAATATCAGAAAAAGCATCTGTTTGTTCGTTTCCATTTTGATATTCTTGCTTAGCACGTTTAGCAAATGCAAACGTTCCTTTTGCTTCGTATTCGTTTCCTTTAATAGTTAAAAATGCTGCCATTGTTGTATTCTCCTTGTTTTTAAATAAAATTAAAAAGGGTGATTATTCACCCTTTATTATATGATTTCTACTCTTGCTGGTTGGCCACCTCGTTCAGTTGCCACTTCACTAGCTGGCGCCGTTACTTTTTTGTACGTACATTACCAGTAGTTTCTCCTGGTTTTTCAAAGTCGTAACTTCCAGCGTTTAAGAACTCGTCTGGTAATTTATCTAACTCACCAAGTTTAGACTCACCAATTACCTGTAAAGTTCCGTTTAACTCAACAAACCCATCAGCTGGTTCTTCTTTCTCAACTGACTCAATTAAGCAACGTGCAAATACTGCATCGTGTTTTTCGTTAGCTTTTAATGTCTTATCGATAAGCCATGCTTTGATCTCTTTCTTATCTTTAATAGCGCGCATAACTTCTTTTTGACCTTCATCATCACTTTCACCATAACAAGTAAATTCTAGTGACTCTGATGTTGGCCCATAAGCTAACACACGCCCAAATTTAGTTTGTTCATCAGCTAAGTCATTTTCAATTGCATGTTTAGTTTCTGTTAAACTTCCAACGATGCAACCTTTATCTCCTTTAGCTTTATCTTCCACTTGTAAAATTAATACTGTATCTTCACCACTTTTTGGCATAGTTTAGTTCTCCTTTATATAAAATTTTAACCTTAGTATTCCATGTTGTGTACGACCATCTATATCATCAATAACAGTAAGTGTTAGCATTTCAGTTTTAAAGACTTTAAATTCTTCATTTAACTCTAAGTATTTCTTTGATATAGTCTTAAGCGCACTATCAAGCATTTCATAACATTCTTTTTTACCTTTGTAATTGCTCCAGGCGTGAATTGTGAAAATCACTTCTTCACCAAAATTAGTTTTAGTAATAAATTCTTTAGTTTCTGGAGTACCAACAACTAGATAAGGATATTCAGTGCTATGTTCAACATAATCAAATACCTTATATCCAGTTTCTTTTAACCTTTTAAACAATGCTATTTGTAAAGGTAATAGTGATGTTTTTATCATTGATTATCTCCTTTCCTAAAGACTACTTAATTCAGATATCCAGAACGCACGACCAATTTCAATTGATGGATACCAGAACGGTTGCGGGTGCATACCATACATTGTCACCCACCTATTTAATTTAGTTGAATAGAAACGCCAAGGAATTTTTTTCGCTCGACTTCCTCTAGTTGCATATATACCAGTACCAAATTCCACGTATATCCCGTGTTCGGCTCCAACTCGTACATCAGCGGTGAACCCACCAACTGAACTTTCAATTGAACCTCTTAATTGGCCTTCATCAACTGGAGCAAGCCCCTTAGCATTGTCTTCTATTGTATGGGCTGTTCTTGCTACTATCCTTTGTACTTTCTTACTTACCTTTTGAGTATAAGCCCTCGCATATGCTTCTAATGCTGGGTTACCAAACTTTATTGACATCTTCTAATAGCAGCCCTTATTATCTCTTGTTGGCCGCCTTGATCTTCGAAATCACTTACGAACTCATACCTAACACCCAAATAAACTATTATCATATCTTTAGCAAGATGTTCTAATTCGTTGTATCTGAAATATAAGTATCTATCAAAAGTAAACTCTAATCTAGCAGCTTGCAAGCGTTCGTTACTGCTTGGAGTGTCAACAAAACACTCTAATGTTTTAACCACTTCATCAGTTTCAGTATGGCCGCCCGCTTCGTCTTCAATGTACTTTTTGGCGTGTACTTCTACTTGATGTGGAAACTCATTAAAAAGCATGGAATTTCAACCTTCTATATGGCGTTAGCAATGATAGCATACTTTCTGGATATTCAGTATTGTAAGTGTACGATACTGTTCCCATTGATCTGGACTTTAATTCAACTGGTACCATGTTTAGTTTTATCGCTTTAGAAATAAACAGTAAAACGGCTTGTGGTACTTCATCATCAAAGTCATTATTACAATAAGCTTTCACCCAATCTAAGCAAATAGAATAGTATAGAGTGATAAACTCATCATGTTCATCACTCTTAATGTTGGATAGCATTTTAATTTTTTTTAGATAATTATTCATCTGTATCAGCTTCTTTTACTTCTTTTTTAGCTGCTTTCTTAGGTGCAGCCTTTTCCTTAACAATAGTATATTTCTGATGTGCATATACGTTCTCATATGCAAATTCAGTAACCTCTACTATTCGACCATCTGGCGTTTGTACCTTAATCAAGCCATTCACCTCGCTTATTTATTTATTAACCTACTTTAGGTTTTAAAGCAGCAAATGCATCATCTTTAACATTTAAGTAAGCAACATGCATTGTAGCTCTAAGTGCAAACATATCTTGCTCAAATAGGTTTACAGGTTTTCCGTCAGCACCTTGGATAGTTGATAATTGTGCATCAGTTGATACTGCATACTCAATATCTTGTAACACTCCATAACGTGCATAATCCCAGTCACCAGTTAAAGCAACAGCTTTAGTTTTGTCAATGATATCTTTTGATGCATATGAAATTGGTAATCCTAAGATCTCATTTGATTTAGAATCAAACATTGGATATCCATTTGTGTCTGTAACACTTCTCATTTTGGCTTTAAACGCTCTTGATGTTAATAACCCGTTTGGATCATGTTCATCAGCTTCAACTAATGCTAATAAGTCAGCTAAATCAAAGTAAAGGTTTTTCCCAGTACCTTCAGTAACTGTTTTACTTTTAGCTTCAGCCATTTCAAAGATTGATTTACCAGTACCCCATGGTGAGTCAGTACCAAATAATACAGCTGAGTCAAACGCTCTATAGAATGCTTCAGCGATTAATGGTGCTGCAATTTTCATAAAGTCTTGAACGCTGTAACGTAAGAACTCTTTAGAGAATGGAATAATAACACCAAGTTTTTTAGTTTCCATTTCAGCTTGTTTCCATTCAACCTTAGATGTTTGAATACGTTCAGCTTCTGACACCCAGTAAGCTCCAGGCCCTTTAGCTAAGAATGTGAATTTTTTCTTAGGTTTTCCTTGCATATCCTCATATTTAGCTAACTGCATTACAGCTGAATTTTTAATTACTTCTTTTAGTACTAGTGTACCTTCAGACTCTGGAATTTTACCAGTTTTCGCATCTTGTAATAATACGTTATTCGGGTTATGTGGTTTTGTTGTCATATAATTATACCTCTTACTTTCTTATATTGAATTGATTAGCTATTTCAGCTATATTATTTGAATTGTTTTGGCCACTTTCAAAAGTCTTCACTTCACGGCCATTGTTTTTGAACTTAGCATCTACTTGGCTTTGTACAGCGTTTTGGAATAATTCGTTAAAACTTTCTAAGTTTGTGTTAGTTTCATCTTCATCATTACCAATTAAATGATTGACAAAATCTAAAGGTAAGCCCAGATCATTAGCTTTCTTCATAGCTAAATTAGTGAGCTTTTCACGTTCTCTTTCCAGTCTATCGCTTTCAAGTTGTGCCTTAAGTTCTCTTATTTCTTTTTGTTCTGGAGTTTCTCCAGGGTTACGCTTAGAAACTTCTTCATCAATAAGCTTACTTAAGTTGTTATCTTTCCAAGTTTGTAACCCTTTAGAAAAGTGGCTGTCTAGTCTTGGTTGTAACAGCTTAGCGCCTTCTTGACTATCTAAGTAACTGTTTACTACTTCGGCCGTTGGTTTCTTCAGTTCGCTTAGATATTCACTAACCGCGCTATCTTGTGAATTAGTTTCTATAAATGTTTTGACTTCTTGTAAGTCCATGTGTTTACCTCCCGCCCATTAAGTTCGCGCCTTAATGTTCTGATGTATTTTATTTAGATAGTTTAATGTCATATCCAGGACAATTATTATTTCTTTATATTTTCTTTATAAAGTTCTTTGTTATCTTTAATAAAATCTTTGCGCCACTCGTTATAAGTGACATATTCTATCTTTTTATTAGGTGCAACTACTTCACGTTTCGCACGCTTTTCAGCTTCACCCTTACTTAAATCTTCATGTTTAATTAGTTCCGTTATCCTCTTGGCCAGTTTCTTCTGGTACTTAGGATCGTTGTAATTTCTCGATGTTCTAAACTTAGGTAACCCCCTAAGTACATGGCAACGACAATTTATATCTTCGCTTGGCACTCCAAACATCCTTGGCCCTTTTGCTTTATGGCCACCACTGTGAAAATAACCATCTTCATCAGCCTTGCGACCGTCTAGCGCTGCATGTGAAGCCCTAACCCTACTATCTAAGGTTGCCAACCAGTACTTGTTGACTGATATACCTGCTTTCCTTAATTGCTTATCACTCTCCAGGGTTGCCATTGTTCTAGCACGTCCATTCTCTGTACGTACAACACGGCGCGCCTTAGTTGCGCTTATTCCTACCTTCTTACTAATCTCCTGGGCTGTTTTCTCGTAACTATCACCCTTAATAGCACCTTGTGTTATAGTCTTCTGTATCTCTCGTACTATCTCACTTCGATGTTGTGCCAGTACGTTAGGTAGTTTCATCTTATCGATAGGGTTATTAAGCAGCTTATTAAGTACATTCTCACTTGGTATGTCAAAGCCCATCTCAATAGCGCTTTGTATCTTAGTATCGTATATATCGTATATTCGTTGCTCCAGGAATACATTCCTATTAGAGTTTCTAATCTCTTTTAAGATGTTCTTGTATGCTCCAGTCGTCTTACTTTCGAACTGCTTCATGAACTTTCTTAATCGTCCATACTTTGAAAGCTGCGACCAAGTAAGCTGGCCACCTTTACTAAGTGAACCATACATCTGACCAAGTAAGCCCAAGTACTCTTGTGTTAAGTTCAAGAATACCTGGTCAATGGCTTCATTCGCTTCAACGCTATACTGCGCTATCTTTGCTTCTAGTTCTGTTAACATCTTCTTCACCTTCAATCGGTTCTAATGGTTCGTTAGAGTACCTTAAAGCTTCTTCTTCTAGCTTTTCTTTCTCAAAGTCAACATCATCTATTAGAGTTGATTGACTAAGCCTTGTATCTTCACTAACAACGCCTTGTAATGTTGTTAGTATTTGTGCTTCTTCTAGTCTGTTTACTGGGATATTTCTTGTAAACGTGAAATACATATCCAGGTAAGACTCATCATTTAAGCTAAAACCTCTATGTTTCCAAGCTGTAAACAACACTTTAAATTGATACATTAAAGCACTCTTGAACTTACGTTCTGAAACTATTGACTTATTCTCTAGTGCCATTAGTTTATATCTAATCGCAACGCCAGAACTATTCCCGCCAAATGTTTCATCATTAAAGTTTACAGTCTTAGCAAATTTAGAAATGTTATCATCTAAAAGCCCAAGCACATTCATTATAATTGTATCGTTAACATCTTTAGTAAGATACTTGATATCCATTCTTTCATCTATCAGTTCAAATACTCCAGTCTTGTGTAACTGTTCCAGGGTTTCTGGATCAGCACCCATTCCCTTAAGTACTAAGTAAGCAAGCCTTCCCGCTTCTATCTCACTAACTGCACCAGATACAATCTTGTCATAAGCATCTATTAATGTGTACACTTTTTCAGCATCACCCATTAATTCATCATTGTTCTTAACTCCGAACAGTGGCACATGCTCGAACATATGTAATTGTTGATCAACAAAATTAATGCTACCATTTTGGCCCTTAAAGTAATAAATATACTTATCATCGTAAAATTCGCAATCAATATTGTTGTCATTGTCAACCGCATATCGCATAGCATATACTGGCTCTGAAATGTTATCACCAAAGAATACAGCTTCCCAAGGCTTGATATTTTTAATACGTTCATTACCTTCTAAGTCTATGTAACATAGTCTTGCTGCATAACCGCAAATAGTGGCCAGTTTCCCAAGTTCACTGTCTAAGTCTTCAGCTAAGTTTCTTAAATTAAAGTTTTTAATCTTTTCTTTTAGCTTATCGTCTTCTTTGTCATAGTCGTAAACAATTGGTACACCATACATATAACCAGTCTTAGTATCGACTATATCGCTATCGTAACTGTTAGCAACTGAATTATGTATCTTGTCATCAATACGATACACATTACCACCAGTTTCAAAGTCACCCAGCTTAACCGCTTCTTGTTGGAAAATTGGCACTTCAACGCCTTTATAACGGTTGTATTTAGTTTTGTTCTTATTCATCTTAGCAATGTTTTTCTCTATTACCTTGATGATTATTTCTTTTGTTATCCCACTTGCCTGGATCTGTTCTATAAATTCATTATTAGTATTCATCTAGCGATCAGCCCCCTTTCTTCTAGCTTTTAATCTCATATGAGAGTATATAGCATATCTCATAGAGTCCATCACATCATCATTTTCTTTTACTGGGTTCCCAGTCTTTTCATCCCATACATAGTTATAAATTTCTTTCTTAAAAACTTTCACTTTATCAGATACAACAAAAAAGCGGCCAAGCTTTATAAGTCTTGCCACTTCCTCTATCCCACTTAATACACTCTTATCAGCGTTTATGGCCCTTATACGTTCCCGTCTGAAGCGTTCAACGTGTTCTGGCCTTGCACTATCACAATAAAAGTTTATGTTACCATATCGCGCCTTAATATCAAGCGCAACATCAGCCCAGTAATCTATCTCTTTAAACTGCTTAGCATGTTCTTCCAGTAAGTACCAGTTGTTTAGCTTGTCTATACCAAACACCACTATACTACCAAAGTGACTGTAACCCCAGTCAACTCCAGCTATGTAAGTTTCAAACTCAACATTATCAACATCATTAATAAAGTGCTTGTTACTATCAAAATCACTATACACAACACCTTCACCAGTAACCCATAACCCTCTAATATCTCTATCGTAGAACATACCAGATGGCGTTGACTCTTTAATATTCTGGATATACCTTGGTGATAAGAATGTGTTATCATCTAATTCAAAATGATAAGATATTATGTTTTCGCTTTTGCTATCAATATATTCTTTCTTTAACCAGTGTTCTGGGTTATCTGGGTTGGTATCAAACACAATCCTAGCACCATCACCAGAACAGCGGGATATGATCTCTTTAAACACTTTCTCATTGGCCAGGGATGCTTCATTGACATAAGCCCCAAAGGCTGTCATACCTCTGATACCACCTAAGCCCCCAATTGTACCAGTGAAGGCTTGTACAACCTTAACACCAAACAATGTAAAAGAGTTGTGTTTATCAAACTTAATGTCTAGCTGGTATCTATTGTATATCTCTTGCAATACGTTGTTTTGTATTGTCTTACTCGATACACCAGCCAATATATACATTGGTTCTTTAATCTTAAGTTTGTCAGCAATCTTACGAACCCTTATTAATTCCCTTAAGAATATATCATTATTAATAACAGTCTTACCAGTTCGCTTAGCACCGTGCAACCCAAGTATAAAGAAGTCTTCTGTATTGGTTCGCTTAAGTATTTCAATCTGTTTAGGGGTGTACAATCTATTTAAGTCCATTAATCTCACCATCCACCAGCTTGAACAAGTCCGAAATCTTATCTTCTTGACTGCTGTTTTCTTTTTTATCTTCTCTTACTAAGTGTATCTTATTCAATAAATCAGCAGCTTTCAACCTATCCTTTGCGCTAACATCTATTTTAGTTATTTCTTGAAAGCCCATCCCTTTCCCAATTAATATTTCTTCTTTTTTCTCACCCCGCATTACAGAAGTTAAATATTCCATTATCTCTTGTTGTGTTGCTGTTTTTTGTGACTCTATCACTTTTAACCGCTCATCGATGTAATTTTTTATTCCTACATTTTCCAACAATTTGTGGCTTTGCGACCTTGCATAATTTAAACTATAACCCGCTTTAATTGCTGACTGCATTGCATTACCGCTAATGATGTACTCATCAGCAAATTCTTTTTGTTTCAAATTAATTTTTACCAA